AGTGGCTTAGAAAATTTAGATGGAGAGTGAACGGTGCGGATGCGGCGATACACGAAAGCCTTTTTGCCGCCATAAGACAAGAAATTATACCAAACTTACCAGTTGAATATCAGAAAGTAATAAGAGTATTCTATTCTTGGTTACAAAGAGCTGATATAACATATGCTGATCCAGAATACGCTAAAGATTAATAATAATTTATTTTTCGCTTGACAAACACCTAAACTTCCTGTATAATTAATATAAATTAACAAAGGAGAACCTTATGAGTGATCGTACCTATGGTGCAGAAGAAAAAGCAAAACTGGAAAGAATCGTCCGAGAAGGCGTAACAGTAATGCAAGAAGTTGAAGATTTAAACTTAGGTCTAAAGGATACTGTAAAAGCAGTAGCAGAAGAACTAGATATTAAACCTTCATTAATTAATAAAGCAATTAAAATTGCACAAAAAGGTGATTGGTCGCAACATTATGATGCGTTTGATGATCTTGAAACACTTATTACTACGTTAGGTTATGATAAGTGATTAGTCAAATAAGATTATTTTTTAAGGAAAGTTATAAACTAAGTCCAGTTGCATTTTATTGCGAGATGGTCGAAGCAATATTTTTGATCTCTGCAAGTGCAATACTTAGTTTTACTATCCTTGACCCTGCTACAAAGTTGTTTGTACCTATGTACCTTATTGGTAGTGTACTAGGTATTGTAAGTGCCGTAATTAGACGTGCGGCATTTGTAATATTACTATGTAGTTGGTTCACTGCAATGAACTTATTTGCACTGGTACAATTATTTTTATAAATAGAACTACCGCCCATAGCAATAGCTAGGCAAGAAAAAGGTTAAGTTGGCCATAAGCAACGTAAGGAGAAATGAATGCCATATGTAGATGCGATGTTTGATCGCGATTCCGACATCATCCGAGTTGTCGAACGAAAAGACGGTAAGAGACAGTACCGCGAGTTTCCAACAAAATATACCTTTTATTATGAAGACCCAAGAGGCAAGTACAAAAGTGTGTATGGCGATCCTTTAAGTCGTATTGTGTCCAAGAGTACTAAAGACTTTCGAAAAGAAGTTGCTATTAACAAAGGCAAGAACTTATTTGAAAGCGATATCAATCCAATCTTTCAATGTTTGAGTGAACACTACCTCAATCAAGATGCCCCTAAACTAAACATTGCTTTCTTCGATATTGAGACTGACTTTGATCCAGAGAAAGGCTTTGCTGATCCCAGTGATCCGTTTATGCCTATTACAAGTATCTCGGTATACTTGCAATGGTTAGAAACAATGGTATGTTTAGCAGTTCCGCCCAAGACACTTACAATGGACGAAGCAAAGAAAACACTTGAAGGCATTGACAACGTAATGCTGTTTGAAAAAGAAGGTGATATGATTGATACTTTCTTGACACTAATTGAAGACAGTGATATCTTATCAGGTTGGAACAGCGAAGGTTATGATATTCCGTACACAGTAAATAGAACTAGTCGTGTACTAAGCAAAGACGACACACGTAGATTCTGTTTGTGGGGTCAACTGCCTAAGAAACGTGAATATGAGAAGTTTGGTAAAATAGCGCAGACCTTTGACCTAATAGGTAGAGTGCATTTAGATAGTTTGAATTTATATCGTAAATACACGTATGAAGAAAGACACACATACAGACTTGATGCCATTGGCGAAATCGAAGTTGGCGAGAACAAGGTCCCTTATGAAGGCACTTTGGACGCATTGTACAACAATGACTTTAGAAAGTTCATCGAATACAACATACAAGATACCGCACTACTGGACAAGCTGGACAAAAAACTAAGATTTATTGATCTAAGTAACGAACTTGCACACGCAAACACTGTTTTGCTACAGACCACTATGGGTGCTGTTGCTGTTACAGAGCAAGCTATTGTTAACGAAGCGTGGCACAGAGGTTTACAGGTTCCTAATCGCAAAAAACGTGATGAAGAAAACACACAAGCCGCTGGTGCATACGTAGCGTTTCCTAAGAAGGGCTTGCACAAGTGGATTGCATCAATGGATTTGAACTCACTATATCCAAGTGTGATTCGTGCATTGAATATGGGTCAAGAAACTATCATAGGACAGATACGTCCTGAGATTTCAGACAGTCGTGTAACAGAAGACATGGGTCTAAAGAAGAAATCCTTTGCAGGTAGTTGGGAAGGTCGCTTTGCTACAGAAGAATATGAAGCTGTAATGGAGCAACGCAAAGACATTGCACTAACTATTGACTGGGAAGACGGTCGCAATGATGTAGTTAGCGGTGCAGAAATTTATAAACTTATATTTGATAGTAATATGCCATGGATGCTTAGTGCAAATGGTACAATCTTTACAACAGAGTTTGAAGGTGTTATTCCAGGACTACTAAAGCGTTGGTATAGCGAACGTAAAGATCTGCAGAAGATGTTAAAGAAAGCAAAAGACGCAGGCAACGAAGCAGAGATTGAATACTGGGACAAACGACAGCTAGTTAAAAAGATTAACTTGAACAGTTTGTATGGTGCTATTCTAAATCCTGGTTGTAGATTCTTTGATAAACGCATTGGACAATCAACAACACTAAGCGGACGTACTATTGTTAAACATATGAGTGCAGAAGCAAACAAAGTAATTACAGGTACATATGATCACGTAGGTGATGCAGTTATTTACGGTGATACTGACTCTGTATACTTTAGTGCGTATCCAACTTTAAAGACAGATATTGAAAGCGGAAAGATTCCTTGGAGTACAGACAATGCTATTGGACTATATGATCAAGTAGCAGATGCTGTTGATGGTACATTTGCAGATATGATGCAAGAAGCATTTCATTGTCCAAAGAGCAGGTCGGACGTTATTGCGGCAGGTAGAGAGATTGTTGCAGAAAGCGGATTGTATATTACTAAGAAGCGTTATGCGGCACTAGTTGTAGACAACGAAGGCTTTAGAACAGATACAGATGGTAAGCCTGGTAAAGTAAAAGCAATGGGCTTGGACCTACGTAGGTCAGATACACCTGTGTTTATGCAGGAGTTTCTAAGTGAACTATTACTTATGGTGCTTACTGATATTCCACAAAAACAAGTACTAGATCGTATTACAGAATTCCGCAAGGAGTTTAGTGATCGTCCTGGTTGGGAGAAAGGTGCTCCTAAACGTGCAAACAAAGTAGGACACTACAAACGTCTTGAAGAAAAGCAAGGCAAAGCAAACATGCCTGGGCATGTACGGGCAAGCATTAACTGGAATACGCTAAAGCGTATGAACGGCGACAAATATTCGCAAGAGATTGTTGACGGTATGAAAGTTATTGTTTGTAAACTAAAACAGAATCCGCTGGGTTATACAAGTGTTGCATACCCAACAGATGAATTACGTATTCCAGAATGGTTTAAAGAATTACCATTTGATGATGCGGCGATGGCGGAGACTATCATTGATAACAAACTAGATAACTTGATTGGTGTGTTGAACTATCCATTGGAGGATACTAAACAAGATACAACATTCAGTAGTTTGTTTGATTTCGGAGAATAATAATGAAAATTAAATTCGAAGCAGAAATAGATACTGAGAATGCTCAGGACCTAAATACTATTGAAGAATTAATTACATTGCTAAGAGAATTAGCAGACAACTATATCGAGGACTGATATGCTATTAAAAGTTACTGAAGTAGAACATTACACAGATACTCTTTTTAGATTTAAAACAGAACGCCCAAGTACATTTAGATTTGCCGCTGGTGAATTTACTATGATTGGAATGGGTGATAACGATATTATGCGAGCATATAGTATTACTAGTGGACCATATGATGACTTTTTAGAGTTCTATTCTATTAAAGTACAAGATGGTCCACTGACTAGTAGACTACAAAAGATTAAAGTAGGTGATGAAATTGAAGTAGGTAAAAAACCTACAGGCACACTTACATTAGCTAACTTAGAGCTAGGCGGCAACTTATGGCTGTTAGCTACAGGCACTGGCATAGCACCGTTTATATCGCTTCTAAGAGACCCTACGTTGTATGATCACTTTGATCAGATACATGTATACTGGAGTGTACGTAAAGCGGCAGAACTAGAAGCATACGATAGTTTTTTACAAGAACAAGGTATTAAGTATACAGCAATAGTTACACAAGATCCTGAATGGTCAGGATATAATAAACGTATAACAACATTTATTAGAGCAGGACAGATAGTACCTAATTTAGAACCTAGCGATCACAAAGTTATGATCTGCGGCAGTTTAGATTTTAATAAAGAAGTAGCAGGCATGTTTGATGGCTGGGGATTTAAAGAAGGCAATCGTAAACAAGCGGGAACGTTTGTACAAGAAAAGGCATTTGTATCATGAAAGTAGGATTTACTTGTAGTACGTTTGATTTGTTACACGCAGGACATTTGATTATGTTACGTGAAGCAAAAGAACAATGTGATTATCTTATATGTGGATTACAGGTTGATCCTAGTGTAGATAGAAAAGAAAAGAACGCACCAATACAAACAGTAGTAGAGCGTTATACACAACTAAAAGGTGTCGAGTATGTAGATGAAATTATTCCATACGGCACTGAAGCTGATTTAGAAGACATCCTTAGTATGTACCCGATAGATGTACGTATACTAGGAGAAGAATATCGCGATAAAGATTTCACAGGCAAAGATATTTGTCGCAAACGTGATATTGACTTACACTTTAACAAGCGAGATCATCGCTTTAGTACAAGTGATTTACGGAGAAGAGTTTGTGATTAATTTTATATTTGATGTAGACGGCACATTAACACCGAGCCGTGGATTAATAGATAAAGAATTTGAACAATGGTTTTTAGACTTTTGTTTACATAACAATGTATACCTAGTTACTGGAAGTGATCATCCTAAAACTGTAGAACAAGTTGGAGAAGCTATTGTTAATGCATGTAAACGTGTTTACAACTGTAGCGGATCAGATGTTTATGAAAAAGGAAAAAACGTAAGAACAAATACGTGGACATTACCAGACTTAGCAAGGACATTTTTAATTAGTTGTGAGTACGAAAGTCAATTTGATACACGTACAGGCAATCATATAGAAGAAAGGCCAGGAATGGTAAACTTCAGTGTAGTAGGACGCAACGCAACCGCAGAACAACGTGCGGCATATGTAGCATACGACACAAAAGAAAACGAACGCAATACTATTGCACATGCGTTTAACACAATGTTCCCAGACTTACAAGCAACAGTAGGTGGAGAAACAGGTATTGATATATCACCTAAAGGTTCAGATAAGAGTCAAATATTAAAAGACTTTACTGATAATGATAGAATACTATTTTTTGGTGATGCAATGTTTGAAGGCGGAAATGATTATCCGTTAGCAGTAGCAATAAAAAATGGCGGATCTTTTGGTGTTAGTGGATGGCAAGAAACTTGGAAACTTTTGCAAGATAAAAATATCCATAAAGGATCTGCGTAATGAAAATATTACTAACCGGTCATAACGGATTTATTGGTACTGCATTATTTAAAGCACTTGATCTAAATCATAATGTTACAGGCCTTGACTTAGTAAGCGGCAACGACTTACTAACTTGTGACTTTCCTAATATAGAGTTTGATTTAATTATTCACTTAGCTGGTAAAAGCGGAGTACGTGAAAGTTTTACAGACCCAGCAGGCTATTGGAACAACAACATAGAAGCAAGTAGACGCTTGTTTGAACGCTATCCTGATACACGTATACTATATGCGAGCAGTTCAAGTGCTTACGAGCCCGATTTGAACCCTTATGCGGCGTCTAAGTACGTACTAGAAGAACTTGCAGAACGTTATCCTGACACACTAGGTATGCGTTTTCACACAGTGTACAGCGATAGTTGTCCTAGAGAGAACATGTTCTTTAATAAACTACGCAATGGTACACTAGAATATACAACACCGCATCACAGAGATTTTATACACTTACTTGATCTCATTGATGCAATATTAATCCTTATTGAGAATCCTCGTGTAAATGGTATTCTTGATATTGGTACTGGAATACCAATAAAAATTGCTGACATGGCTCCTGAGTTGCCAGTACGCATAAAAAACCCAGGTGAACGAGAATGGACTTGTGCTAACACAGAAAAAATGAAGGCGCTTGGCTTTAAACCTAAATACACGGTAGAAAAGTTCTTGACAAACAATAACTTAGACAATATAATATATATAAACAATGGAGAAAAAGTATGAAAGACATCTTACAAGACGTAGTAGCCCACACACACGCACTGGGCTTTCTATCGCTAGTTAAAGTTAGCAATGACGGTAGCACAGCAATTGATTCAATGGCTGAAGATCGTAGTGTTATTTTAACAGCATCAACAAATGCACCAGTTGCAGAGTTTACAGGAACATTTGGTATGCCTAACTTAGACAAGTTAGCATTGCATTTGAAAAATCCTGAGTACAAAGACAATGCAAATATTGCAGTAATACAGGCAGAGCGTAACGGAGAAACTATTCCAACACATATTCACTTTGAAAATGCCGCAGGTGACTTTGAAAACGATTATCGCTTTATGAACAAAGCAATTATTGAAGAAAAGTTAAAGACTGTTAAGTTTAAAGGTGCGTCGTGGGCAGTAGAATTTGCTCCAAGCATGGCAAGTATTGCACGTATGAAGTTGATGAGTGCGGCACACAGTGAAGAACCTACATTTAATGTAAAGACTCAAGACGGTAACCTAGTGTTTAGTTTTGGTGATGCAAGTACACACGCAGGCGAGTTTGTATTCCAGCATGGTGTAGAAGGTTCACTAACACATACATGGAGTTGGCCTGTAGCACAAGTACAAAGCATTTTAAGTCTTGATGGTGATTTAACAATGAGCATTAGTGATCAAGGTGCTATGAAGATTAGTGTTAATTCGGGTATGGCAACATACGATTATATCTTACCAGCACAGAGCAAGTAATGAATAGTGATTTAACTTCAACACAAAACGACTATGCACGTTTTTTGCCTGCACTAAGTGGCTTCTATGCTACTTACGTAGGTAAACAACGATATGATGAATACGTAGACAAGGCACGTATTCCATCAAACTTTGCCAATGGTGTTGAAAGTCTAAACTATCTAAATGCACAAGAAGGAGCGTTTCAGTATAAGTGGAGTTTGTACTCTGCAGGACACGCTGACTTGGACATAACAAAGCATGTACCTAAAGAAGATATGGTGCGTAATAGAGATAGAGAAAACACTTGGTTACTAGGTGACTCGGGTGGTTTCCAAATTGGTAAAGGCGTGTGGGAAGGCGATTGGAAAGATCCTAATTGTCCTAAAGCACAAAAGAAAAGAGATGGTGTATTGCGTTGGATGGACGCTTACATGGACTATGGAATGATACTTGATATTCCAGCCTGGGTAGCACGTTCACCAGAAGGTGCAAAAGCAACAGGCATTAGTACATATGCAGAAGCAGTTGCCGCAACACGCATCAACAATGACTACTGGATGAAGCATAGAACAGGTGCTTGTAAATTGTTAAATGTTTTGCAAGGTGAGAACCATGCAGACGCTGATGATTGGTACGAGCAAATGAAAGACTATTGCGATACAACTAAGTATCCAGACACACACTTTAATGGGTGGTCAATGGGTGGACAGAACATGTGCGATGTGCATTTGGTTCTAAAACGCATAGTTACATTGCACTTTGATAACCTACTACAAAAGGGTGTACACGATGTAATGCACTTCTTAGGCACATCTAAACTAGAATGGGCTACACTATTAACTGATATACAACGAGCCGTAAGAAAGAATTATAATGAAAACTTTACTGCCACATTTGACTGCGCTAGTCCTTTCCTTGCAACCGCAAATGGACAGATCTACATTCAGAATGAAACTGAAGACAGAAGCAAATGGACGTATCGTATGGTGCCATCAGTTGACGATAAGAAGTATGCTTCAGACAACCGTGGATTTAGAGACACTGTTATATCAGATGGGGTATTTAAAAACTTTGAAGACTCACCGCTTACAGCAGAACTCAAAGTATCGGACGTTTGCACTTATGCTCCAGGCGACCTAAACAAGATAGGTAAAGAAGGAAAGACATCATGGGATTCATTTAGCTATGCTATACAAATGGGTCACAATGTATGGAGTCATATCAATGCTGTACAAGAAGCAAACAGACAGTATGACGCAGGCATTGTTCCTAAAATGCTTGTACAAGAAACATTTGATAGAGTCTTCTTTAGAGATGTAGTTAATGAAATATTTGCTATTGACAACAAGGAAGAAGCCCTTGCAAAAATTGATGAGTATTCAAAATTTTGGATGGCTATTCCAGGTACTAGAGGTGCAATCGGTAAAAAGACTGTAAACGCTAGTACACACTTTAATGCACTGTTTGATATTGAAGAAACTACAGTTGTTGAAGAAGAATTAGATGAAACTAAATTGGAGAACCTTGAGGATGAGCAATTATGAAAATGAAGAAGACAAACTCAGAGCCCACTACGACGAGCTAAAACGGAAGCATAGAGAGCTTGACACAGAACTCGAAGTAAAGTATAATAATATGACAGTAACGGAAGAAGTACGTCGATTAAAAACAATGAAACTTTATTTAAAAGACGAAATGCATCGTATTAACTTATATCTAATACAAAAAGGTTTAGAATGAAACGAGACTACGAAACAGGAACGGCAGACAGTATTACTTTCTTCACAGGCGTAGAAGTTGAAAAGACTCCTGCATACGGAATGAAGACATTGTTTGTTACTGGTAAACAAGACTACAATGAAATTATGAAGTTCTACAAAGAAGAACAATGTGAACATATCTTCTTTGGTGCTAATCATAGTTATAATCCTGTTGCTTCAGATGAATTCGAAGATTGGGATCTAATGATTCGTGCGTTTACAGATCAAGGTATACTATGTAGCTTAGACATTCCAAGTAGCATTAACCTTGAATGGGTATTAGAAGGTGGACTAACTGAAACAGACTATTTCATTCCACAGATCCGTGTTGTAGTACCTTATGTTAAACAGTGGAACTATAACACAATGGTTAAAATTGATGACAAAGGTTTTAAAGCATCTAATCCAGGCGTCTGGTGCCATAGCCTGCATGATTTGATGGACCGTAATAAATTTACGGATTGGAGCAAATATGGCCTTGACAAAGTTCTAAAGTGAAAGTATACTATTAATATGAGTGAACAACAAGAATCGTATCATAATTATATGGGACGTAGAATGAGAGAAGAGGATGCAAAAATGGCAAAAGAAAATGCACTAAATAATGCACAAAGAAGTATATGGGTAACCTTTAATAAAGAAGGTGTCCACATGTACCCAGGAGCAGATAGTGATCCTAAATTGGCAACAGGTGATTGGGACGATGTGTCGTTTCTTGGTATTCCTCATCGTCATATATTCCATTTCAGGGTGCGCATCGAGGTGTTCCACAACGATAGAGACATCGAATTCATCCAGTTCAAGCGATGGATGGAAAGACTTTATAACGGATCGAGTACAACCGACAATGAGGTGCTCATTCTAAATCATAGATCGTGCGAGATGATTGCGGACGAACTATACGAAAAAATCTCTGACAAATATCCCGGCCGGTTTGTAGAGATTAGCGTTGCAGAAGACAACGAAAACGGCTGTTCAATTTACTACCCTAGATAATGATAAGAGAGAGAACTCAAAAATGTCTATTAAATTCAATCGTGAAGCGTATACGAAAGTATTCAACGACTTGGATCAATTCCGCGACTATTGTCGTTTTGAAGGAAAGGTCTTCAATGAAGCAGATATGTATAAGAAAGATGCATATGTATGGCAGGCTTATGGAAAATATCAGAACTACCTTCGTGCAAAGGCACGTAATGGTGGTCGAAACTTTAAACAACGGAGATAACTAATGACTATTCATATCGTAGACATCGAAGCAGTAGATACAAGGTATACTAAGCAATGGAAAGAGTATCTTCCAAAGCAACTGAAACGAGCTACGAATGAAGAAGTAAACGTCATTAGTGGCGGAGAGACACCTCAGGCAACTACGCCTGGGGCGTTCCTCAACTTCGGTGGTACTAATGTTTATAAAAGTAAACAACTTGAACAAATAGGAGAAATGTTTTGTGCTGGATCTGTTAAAGATGGCGATTACTTTCTCTATACTGATGCTTGGAACCCTACTGTTATACAACTACGCTACATGGCAGAACTTCTAGGTGTTGATGTTAGTATTGGCGGCTTATGGCATGCTGGTAGTTATGACCCACAAGACTTCTTAGGAAGACTTATAGGTGATAAGCCTTGGGTAAGACATGCTGAAATGTCAATGTATGAATGTTATGATGATAACTTTTTTGCAAGTGAATTCCATATTGATATGTTTACAGATACAATGATGGACAACTATGATGTTGACATGGACAAAGCAATTAGAGTTGGTTGGCCTATGGAGTATCTAAAAGATAGTTTAAGTAATTACAAAGGTATGGAGAAGCGAGACTTGATCTTGTTTCCACATCGTGTTGCTCCTGAGAAACAAGTTGAAATCTTTAGAGATTTAGCACAGCGTTTACCACAATATGAATTTGTTGTGTGTCAAGAACAGCAACTAAGCAAGAACGAATATCATAACTTGCTTGGTGAAAGTAAATTAGTGTTTAGTGCTAACTTACAAGAAACACTTGGTATTAGTTGGTACGAAGGCGCACTAGTAGATAGTATTCCTATGGTGCCTGATAGGCTTAGTTATAGTGAGATGGCATTGCCTGAGTTTAAGTATCCGAGTGAATGGACTGAAACCTTTGATGCATACTTACATAACAGAGACAAAGTAGTTGCACAGATTGTAAACTATATGGAAAACTTTACTGACTTACAAGTATCGTTAGAAAAACAACGTACAAAATTAAACAAAGACTTCTTTAGTGGAAGTGAATTATATAAGGCTATTACAAATGAATGACCAATTTGTATATACGTTACCAGATACAATTGACCTAAACACTAATGATAATATTACTGTTACATTAGATAATAGTACTTTTACATTGGATAATAGTACATGGGATGATAGTTTTACTACTAATCCTACGTCAATATACTCGTCTACTGGTAATGTTAGTATCGAAGGTGAATTAAAAGTAGATGGTGTAGATGTTATGCAATCTATTAAAGATATACAACGTGTACTAGGTGTTGTAAGTAGAGACCTTGATAAAGAAGAAAAGTATAAAGGCTTGAAACGTGCCGCTGAAGTATACGAACGTGAACTAGCAAAGATTGAAACTTTTGAAATATTAAAAGAGAGCAAGTAATATGATTAAGAAACATTATTATAGTTGGACTGATATTGAAAATGCATGTGTTAATATTACATTACAAATGTATAAAGATAATTGGCAACCTGATTACATTGTAGGTATTACACGGGGTGGCAATGTACCTGCTACTATACTAAGCAACATGTTAGGTGTACGTGGCGAAGCATTAAAAGTAAGTTTACGTGATGCTACAGGCGCAAGTGAAAGTAATCTTTGGATGTCAGAAGATGCATTTGGTTATGTATCAGAAGAAGAACGTGCTAATACTAAAAGTCGTTGGGATATAGCTAAACGAAAGAACATTCTTATTGTAGATGATATTAATGATACTGGTTCTACTTTTAACTGGATCGTACAAGACTGGCAAGCGAGCTGTTTGCCAAACGAAGAAAGCTGGCAAACAGTATGGAATAACAATGTAAAGTTTGCTACTATAACAGAGAACTTAGCAAGTGATTTTAATCACACTGTAGATTACAGTGTACACGAAGTAAACAAAGCAGAACAAGATGTTTGGTTAGTTTACCCTTGGGAGAATGTAGGTGAGTATTGATACACTAGAAAAAGCAAAAGAAGAAGGACGAGCTCCTTGGTCTGATGTTGAAATTGACACTAGAGACTTTGTAGTCTTTAATGATAAATTTCCTGTAACAGAAGGACATACACTTGTTGTACCTAAACAAGCAACTATGGACGACATTGAAAGATGCATAAAATTTGCAATAACAATGGGGCAAGGAAACGTACAAAGTCTTTCAAATAATATTACAGGTTATAACGTAGGAATAAACATGGGAGAAAGTGCAGGACAAACTTGCATGTATCCACATGTACATTTGATCTTCCGCAGGGACGGAGACACGGAAGATCCTAAAGGCGGCGTACGAGGCGTCATTCCGTCAAAACAACACTACTAAGGAAAGGAACTATGGACTTGAAGGAACAAATGATCAAAGCGGCAAGACTACACGCTGAAGCGGAGATAGAATTGCATAAGACTAACGTCGAAGTTTACATGCAAAAAGTTGTAGGCATTGGAGAACACTCCGATATTATTGAAACAATTCAAAAAGAATTGGATGCAATGGCTACAGCACACGATCGTCTTGAAATGTTAAACAAGTATTTTGTGTAACACACTTGACAAAAACCTAAATACAATGTATAATATAACTTATATTGTGCATTGTATTATTAACGGCAATCCACTGCCTAAACATCGGAGAAAAGAATGGATAAATCCAAAGAGATAAAAGCCCGTTTGCAACAAGCAGACAAACGCTTCTGGGCCGGCGACAACATTTCAGACTTTATTAAGGACGGCGAAAAGCAAGTACTAATTGACGAGCTTGCTGTTAAGTTTGAAGACGTATTACAAGGTCTTGTAATAGATACAGAAAACGATCCTAACAGTAACGGTACAGGTAAACGTCTTGCAAAGATGT